TGACGACGGCATTGAAGCACCATATGTTGCAATCTGGTCAATGGGTATCAGCAAGCAATCATCATTCAACACAATTCGTGAGTATGCACTTGAAACAGGAAGCATCTCAAATGTACAGTGGAAGTTAAAGCGTAATGGTCAGGGAACTGAAACCAATTACACACTAATTCCATCTGCACCAGATAAGGAGCCATTCAACTGGGGAGACATTAAGCCTTACCCACTAGAGTCTGCACTACGCAAGGTTCCTTACGCAGAACAAGAAGCGTTCTATTTGGGCTTTGATGGCCCATCTGCCACTTCAGCAACAAACGCTGATTGGTAATATGAACTACGTCGGCTTACATGTCCATACCCATTTTAGTTTATTTGATGGGATTGCTACTCCAGAAGAATACGTGAACCGTGCAGTTGAGTTAGGGATGCCTGCAATAGCCATCACTGACCACGGTACTTTATCTGGGCATAGGGAACTGCACCGTATTGCAAAAGCAAAGGGCATAAAGCCAATTCTTGGGCTAGAGGGATACATGTGTGCAGACATATCTGATACACGAGATAAGTCTGAAAGAGAAGGTCAACAAGATCTTGTCTACAACCACATTATCCTTCTAGCCAAGAATCAAATTGGTTTGGAAAATCTAAACAAGATCAGTGAGTTATCTTGGACAGATGGTTTCTTTAAGAAGCCACGATTTGATTTTACTATTTTGGAAAAATATAAAGAAGGAATTATCGTAACCTCTGCATGCCCAAGCAGCGTACTTGTAAAAGCATTAGAAGAAGAAGAGTTTGCTCTTGCCAAGAAGTATATCTCTTGGTTCAAAGAACGCTTTGAGGATGACTACTATATTGAAGTCATGCCTCACAACGAAGAACACATCAATAAGTATTTGATTGAACTCGCAGATGAGTTTGGAATCAAGGTTGTTGTAACACCAGACTGCCACCATGTCGATCCATCACAAAAAGAAGTACAAGAGTTTAAGTTGCTCATGAACACCCACGGTAAGTTTGTAAAAGATGCAACATATGAGAAGTCAAAGAAAAAGGGCAACATGATGGAACGCCTTGATTATCTTTACGGAGAAGACCGTCAGATTACATTTAATAAATTTGATATCCACCTTTTGTCTTATGAAGAGATGAAGGCAGCGATGGAATTGCAGGGTATTGATAGACCTGACATATACTCAAACACACTCCTATTAGCAGAGACAGTAGGAGACTATGGCATTCAAGAAGGTCTAAACCTGCTACCAGTACAGTACAAGAGTCCTGATAAGGAACTTGCAAAGGCTGCTATGGAAGGTTTGGTAGAGAGAGGTTTGTCAGAGAACCAAGAGTATCTGGATAGACTTGAAGAAGAGTTGCAAATTATTAAAGACAAGAAGTTTGCTCCGTACTTCCTTGTTGTGAGTAATATGATTAACTGGGCTAAGAAGGAAGAGATTATGGTTGGTCCAGGTAGAGGTTCATCTGCTGGATCTCTTGTTTGTTATGCTTTAAAGATTACAGACATTGATCCTATTGAGCATAATCTTTTGTTCTTCCGTTTTATTAATCCAGAGCGTAATGACTTCCCAGATATTGATACAGATATTCAGGATACTCGTCGTGAAGAAGTAAAAGATTATCTTGTTAGACAGTATCGACATGTTGCATCTATTGCTACCTTCCTTGAGTTCACAGGTAAGGGAATTGTTCGAGATGTGTCACGAGTATTAAACATTCCTTTATCAGATGTTAATAAGGTATTAAAGACTGTAGACTCGTGGGACGACTTCTGTACATCAAAATCAACATATGAATTTCGTGAGAAGTATCCAGAGGTAGAGGTTTACGGAGAACAACTTCGTGGTCGCATCCGTGGCACAGGAATCCATGCTGCTGGTGTTGTAACTGCAAAAGAACCAATCTTTAGATACGCACCACTTGAAACAAGATCCTCTACTGGCTCTGACGAAAGAATTCCTGTTGTAGGTGTTGACATGGAAGAAGCGGAAAGAATTGGTTTAATTAAAATTGATGCTTTGGGTCTTAAGACTTTGTCTGTTCTTAAAAATACAATTGACATAATCAAAGAGCGAGATGGCAAGAAAATTGACCTTCTTAAAATCAAGATGGATGACGCAAATGTTTATCAGATGTTATCAGATGGATATACAAAGGGCGTTTTCCAGTGTGAAGCAGCACCATACACAAACCTTCTTGTTAAGATGGGTGTAAAGAATCTCAATGAACTAGCAGCATCTAACGCTCTTGTTCGCCCAGGTGCAATGAATACTATCGGAAAGGATTATGTTGATCGCAAGCATGGTCGTCAAAATATTTCTTATACACACCAGGTACTAAAACAATTTACGGAGGACACTTATGGCTGTATTCTTTACCAGGAACAAGTTATGCAAGCATGCGTACACCTTGGCGGTATGTCCATGTCGGAAGCAGATAAAGTTAGAAAGATCATTGGAAAGAAAAAAGATGCTAAAGAATTTGATCAGTTTAAAGAGAAGTTTGTAGAGGGAGCATCCAAGTTTATTGCTCCTAATGCTGCTCGTGATCTATGGCATGACTTTGAGGCTCACGCAGGGTACTCATTCAACAAGTCACACGCAGTAGCATACTCAACTCTATCCTATTGGACAGCATGGCTAAAGTATTATTACCCACTTGAGTTTATGTACTCAGTGCTAAAGAATGAAAAGGACAAAGATGCAAGAACTGAATATCTTATTGAGGCAAAAAGAATGGGCATTAGCGTTAAGTTACCTCACATTAACGATTCGGATATCGATTTTAAAATTGAGGGTAAAGGCATTAGGTTTGGACTCAGTGCTATCAAGTTCATATCTGACAAAATTGGTGAACGATACATATCGGCACGACCATTTAATTCGTACAAAGAACTTGAAGAGTTTACATTTACCAAGGGCAACGGAGTAAACAGTCGTGCACTCCAAGCACTAAGAGCAATCGGTGCTGCAACCTTTAATGATAATCCTAGAAATGATCAAGAGATTAAAGAGAACCTTTATGAATACTTAAACCTTCCAGAGTTTAATATTACAATTCCTTCTCACTATTATGCCTTCATTCAGGATATTGTTGACTTTGAAGAAAAAGGATCATACATTTTTATGGGTATGGTAAAATCAATTAAACGAGGAACAGGATGGTCACGAGTTGAAATTTTGGACAAAACTGGCAGTGTCGGTATATTTGATGATGAAAATACAACTATTGAGACGGGTCGCTCTTATCTTATCTTGTGTAATGATAACAGGATTGTATCTTTCATACCTTCAGATGAAATAAAAGAATCATCACACGCTCTTGTAAAGTTCTTAAGTTACAAGCAGTTGCCGTATAAGGATGATGAAATGTTCGTTGTATCTTTTAAGCCAAGAATAACAAAGGCTGGCAAGAAAATGGCATCTCTTACGCTTGCAGACACAAGCAGAGACCTGCACTCTATTACAGTTTTCCCTACATCTTTTGCAAAAGCCTATATGCATATTGAAGAAGGAAAGTCATACAAGTTTGATTTTGGCAAGACTAAAGACGGAACAGTAACATTGGAGGATGTACATGTCAGTTAGTATAGAAGAAGCGTTAGCACAACTTGACCCTAAGTTGAGAAAGAGATTGGGTAGCGGAGTAGGGGTTAACTATGAATACCAGCCTACACCTAGTTTTGGTTTAAACCGTGCTTTAGGAGGAGGCCTGCCTTATGGTAGACAAGTTCTTATCTGGGGCTCTAAGTCTTCTGCAAAGTCCTCTATGTGCCTTCAGATGATTGCTCTAGCACAAGCAGAAGGAAAGTTGTGTGCTTGGATTGACTCAGAGATGTCCTACTCAGAAGACTGGGCTAGAACACTTGGGGTAGATCCAGAAAAACTAATCTACTCACAAGCAAGAACTATTAGCGATATGGTGGATGTAGGTGTTGGATTAATGAATGCAGGAGTTGATTTAATTGTGGTAGACTCTATTACATCAATGCTTCCTGCAATTTATTTTGAAAAGGATACAGATGAAATGAAGGCTTTGGAAAACACAAAGCAGATTGGAGCAGAATCCCGTGACTTTAGTAACGCATGGAAAATGCTTAACTATGCAAACAATAAAGTTAAGCCAACTTTGCTTGTTCTTATTTCTCAGTCTCGTAATAATATTAATGCTATGTATACTAGCCAGCAGCCTTCTGGTGGTCAGGCTACTAAGTTTTATTCCTCATGTATTGTTAAACTCTTTTCTTCAGAGTCAGACAATCAAGCGATTAAGGGCAAGATCAAGGTAGGAGATAAATTAATTGAAGAAAAAATTGGTAGGACTATTAAGTGGGAACTACAGTTCTCCAAAACCTCTCCAGGGTTCCAATCTGGTGAGTATGATTTTTATTTTAGAGGTGACGATATTGGTCTTGATACCATTGGTGATCTGGTTACTACCGCAGAACTAAATGGTATTGTAGAGCGCACTGGTGCATGGTACATCCTTCCTGACGGATCAAAGGTGCAGGGCAAAGAAGCATTCGTTAATCGTGTAAGAGAGGATCTTGATTTGCAAGAATCCATCAAGGCAAAACTAAATGGCTAACTTTACTGTTTACAATGGAAAGTTTGTTTGTCATGAATGTAAAAGTGATGTTAGATCTCTAAGGCTATATCCAGAAACAAAAACTGCAACATGGATGTGTCCAAATAAGCATCTCAGCACAGTTAAGTTTGGCAAGCAGAAATACAAAGGTAATGACAGAGAAGAGTGAGTCCAAGAGAATAGGTGCTAAGCAGCACAAGAACTCTGGACGTAATACACAAAAGGGGGATGCTTCCTGGAAAAATTTTGTTGTAGACTTTAAAGAGGTGGGCAAGTCCTTTACTTTAAACAAAGAGGTTTGGGCAAAGGCTACAACTGATGCAATGAAGAATGGCAAAGACCCAGCCATAGTGGTCGTGATTGGCGAGGGTAATTCTAAGGTTAGACTTGCCATAATTGAGATGAGCATCTTAGAACAACTTTCAGAGGATGGTGTATAATAGTATTATGAACACAGGACACGAACCAAAAAATAAAATAGTTCCACATATTGTGAAAGATTTTTTTTCTGCTGAAGAAGTAGAAGTTTTGCAGGCAATTATCAAGTATCAAAAGAATGCTAAGGACTTGGACGAGTTCTACGCACCAATGCTGCTTCCTGAACTATCAAGAATGCAGATAGAAGTAATGTACCCAATACACATACAAAGAAAACTTGAAAAGTTTGCTTCAGATATGGTCGGAGAAGAAGTATTCATGTACCACAATAGTTATCTAAGTTATAACAAAGAACACAACTCTGGTTCAAATCCAAAATTACCAGTGCACTATGATTCAGACAATTATTTTTCTAAACTAACAATGGATTATCAGTTGGGTGCTAACATAGACTGGCCTATAGTAATTGAAGGAGAAAGTTTTAATCTTCAGTACGGAGATCTTCTTGTATTCTGGGGTGCTGGTCAGGTACACTGGAGAGAGCCTGTGCTATTTAAAGAGGGAGACAATACTGAAGTATTGACAATGCATTTTTCAACAGCAAAAGATTTTGAAGAACTAAATTTTCCTGCTCGTGATCCAGAAGAAAGAAAAAAAAGACTAGCAACTTGGCAGGCAGATCCAGTATTTTCACAATACAATAAAGATTTTTTTGAAAAAGAAGACGCACTGTTAAACTTAAAAGTTCTTAGAAAAGGAATATAAATGCAAAATGAAGGAACAACAATAGACATGGTAAATGGTCTTGCAGAAATTGCAGACTACATGGAAGATGAAGAACTAACTACGGCTCTTACGTTCATTGCTAAAATAATCATTAAGCCAGACATTCCTTTAAATGTTGCACATATAGAAATTGTAAGGCTTCAGGCAATTGCAGCAAAGATGGCATTCAAGGCAACATGGATGGCTAATGTTGACAAGTCAGATCGAGGAAAGAAGAATCTTTATTATACGGCAGCAGAGTCGTTAAATAACTTGGTGTCCGCACTAAAATACATAACACGCTAATCTGCTATACTTATAACTAATAGAAACGAGAAATAATGACGAAGAATTTGCTGCATACTGTAATGATAAAGCCAGAAGAAAAACCAATTCACCGCATGGATATAGCGGGACTTGAAGCAAAAATTAAAGAAGGCTATACGATTACTCGTGTAGATAAGCATACAACAAAGAAGACTTTTGCTCCATCAACTATCGCTTATGGTCACGGGGAGTGTGCTAGATATTGGTATCTTGCATTTGATGGTCAGATATTTGAAGACAATGCAGACGCATATGCATCAGCAAATATGACTGCAGGAACGCTGTCACATGCACGAATTCAAAACGCAATGCTTAACGCTGGCATTGTTAAGGTTTTCCGTGATGAAAATAATGAAGCAACAACAGAGTTTAAGATTATAAATGAAGATCCTCCTATCTTTGGGTATGGGGATGTCATGTTTAATTGGCAAGGCGAAGAACTCATTGGTGAAATTAAAACAATGATGAACGAAGGGTTTGAATATAGAAAAGCATCAGGCAAGGCCAAGAACGGCCATTTAATGCAGTTGCTTATTTATATGAAGATCTTAAAGAAACCAACAGGTGTCATGATTTATGAAAATAAAAATAATCATGAACTTCTTTTGATACCTGTAGATGTAAACGATCATTACCGTCGGTGGGTAGACCAGGCATTTGATTGGATGAGACTAGTTCGAAAGACATGGGAAGACAGAACCCTGCCAAACAAAAACTATAGATCAAACTCCAAGATATGCAAGTCATGCCCAATTAAAAAAGCATGTGAGTCTGCAGGACCAGGCGTGTTAAAAATAGCACCCTTGGAGATTCTCGGTGAAGAACTGTAAATGGTGCGATAATCAATTTGAGCAAACAGTATCTTATCAGATATATTGTTCTGCAGGTTGTAGAGATTTAGCAACAAAAGAAAAAATTGCTGAAAGATATCTACACTCAAAAAGACAAAAAAGAAGAGGAAAGAAAAGGCTTTGCAAGTCTTGCTCTTTGCCTCTTTCTATATACAACGATGATGCAATATGTTCTTCTTGTGCAGTAAATCCAGATGCAGTAAGTAAAGCAATTAAAGAAATAAAAGGAAAAACAAATGGTAAAAAATAAGTGGGGTCTAGAAGTAAAGCCACACAAAATTTGTGCTATTGACGCTAGTACTAATAGTCTTGCCTTTGCATTATTTTCTGGAGATGACCTTGAGTCTGTAGGAAAAATTAACTTTGAAGGTGATGACGTATATCAAAAAGTTATGGATGCTGGGAAAAAGGTAAAAGCCTTTTTTGATATATACGGTGGCTTTGAAGCAATAATTATTGAGCATACCGTGTTCATGAATAGCCCTAAGACTGCTGCAGATCTTGCTCTAGTTCAAGGAGCAATTCTTGGTTCAGCAGGACAGTCTGGAACAAAGATAATCGGAAAGGTTTCACCGATTACTTGGCAGAACTATATAGGAAATAAAAAAATATCTAAAGATGAGCAACTCTATATTCGCTCACAGAATCCTGGAAAGTCTGTTTCTTGGTATAAAACTTATGAAAGGAATATTCGTAAAGAAAGAACAATTAAATTTATCAATACTATCTATGACAGATCTATTACAGATAATGATGTAGCAGACGCTTGTGGTATTGGTCATTGGGCAATTAAAAATTGGGGGAAGGCTCTATGAAAACACTAGTATCAATAATATCATATAAAGAAGGAGACCTTAGAGGAACAGTCTTAGACTGTTATAACAAGGCAAAAAACAAAAAGGACCTGGTCTTTTCTATAGTAGAAGAACATTTTCCAGAATTTTATTCAGATCTAAGTTTTGTTCCAGAAGATCAGATTCTTTATAGAAAGTTTGACCTTTCTGAATATAGGGGCATTCTTTGGGCAAGAGACTTAACAACAAAAGAATTACCATTTGACTATGACCATGTTCTTTTTATTTGTGGACACACTAGGTTTGAGCAAGACTGGGATGTTACATGCCTAGAGGAGTATGGAAAAGCAAAGGCAAAGTCTGAAACTGGCAAGGCCATCCTAACTCTTTGCCCACCAGACTTTGAGTATAATGAAGACTGGTCTATTAGATTTAAGGATAAAGTAAAGACAAACCTATACCATCCCTCAATAACTGGCTGGGACCCAAGACTACAACAGATTACAGATTTTATTCCAGGTTACTGGTTTCCAGTTGGAAGTGTTCCTCCTGAAGATGACGATGTCCACGAAAACTATTGGGTACATTTTACATGGTGCTTTGCAGAAAAATCTTACGTAGACGAAGTTCCATTAGATCCAGAGATGAACTTTAATGGAGAAGAGCCATACGTATCTTTACAGTCTTGGGGTAGAGGGTGGAGAATGTTTGCAACATCAAAAATTTTTTCCTACCATCATCTTTCAAGACAGTACCCAGGGGAAAAGTTAAGCAGATATAGTACTGCAAGACCGTGGGCAGATGACAAGAAAAAAGATCACTGGGAGCACTCAAGAAATGCAATGCTAAAACTTAACTTGCTTTTTTCTGGAAGACTAACTGGAGTACATGGAGACATTCCTTTGGAGATTACTCAAGAATACTGTAGAAAGAGTGGTATAAGTTTAAAGATGACAGAGTACAACCCAGATTATGATAAAATTGATGGATATCAGCATATGATGGGAATAAAAGATGCTCCACCAGTCAAAAGAGAAGACTTAGACTGGAAAATCAGGGGAGTTGACAATTAACATCGTGGGTGCTAAACTATACACTAGTGAGACTTTTATGCGTAAGAGATACCTTATGGATAAAAAGACTCCAGAAGATATCGCAAAAGAATGTGGATGCTCTTTAGAGACTATCTATGTTTATCTTGCTAAATTTGGATTAAGGAAATCAAAACGATGAATAAATTTGAAAAAGCATTGGTAGCACTTGCTGTAGCAGGTAGCGTGGGTTTTGCGTTTGCGTTTGCTGCACTAAAAGGAATTCCAGAAACATTTGATTGGGAATCTGACGAAGAGGAATCTTATGAGTGATAATCTAAACATAACCGTTGACCAAGTAAATAATCCGTTGCACTACACATCAGATCCATCTGGCATTGAGTGCATTGAGATAACTCGTCATCGTAATTTTAATATTGGTAATGCCTTCAAGTATCTTTGGAGAGCAGGACTTAAGGATGAAGCAAAGACCATACAAGATTTAGAGAAAGCAATTTTCTATATTAAAGATGAGATAAACAGATTAGAAGGCAAATATGTCAACTGAAGACGATTTAGTTAAGCATCTTGACCAAGTCAACTTGGTAGTGGAAGAATACCTAAAGGGTAATGATCCAACAGTAATCTCAAAACAACTTTCTATTCCAAGACAAAGAGTAGTAACACTTATTAATGAGTGGAAGGTCATGGCCTCAGCCAACGACGCTATTCGTGCTCGTGCTAAAGAGGCCCTGGCAGCAGCAGACACTCACTACAGCAAGTTGGTATCTCGCACATATGAAGTTATTGATGAGGCATCTATGACTAACAATCTCAGTGCAAAGACTGCAGCCATTAAACTTGTAATGGATATTGAGTCAAAGCGTATTGACATGCTTCAGAAGGCTGGATTGCTTGAGAACAAAGAACTTGCTGAAGAGATGATGGAAATTGAAAAGCGTCAGGAGATTCTTGTTCTTATTCTTAAAGATATTGCCTCAGAGTATCCACAGGTTCGTGATGAAATTATGCGTAGACTTTCTGCATTTGCAAAAGACAATGAGGTGATTACAGTTGTCCACGATGTTCAATGAGTTTCTTGAAGCACTACAGGATGATCATTTTCAAGAGATGCCAGTAGACGCAAGAACATTTGTTGAGGGCGAAGCATACCTTGGACAACCACCTTTGTCTGATATCCAATATGACATTGTTGAGGCAATGAGCCAGATCTATCGTAAAGAAGATTTGATTAATATAATGGGTGAAGAAAAGGGTACTCAGTACTACAACAAATACACAAAAAACGAAATTATTCTGCAACTTGGCAAGGGATCTGGGAAAGACTTCACATCAACAGTAGCATGCTCATACATCGTATACAAACTTCTATGCCTAAAAGACCCAGCAAAATATTTTGGTAAGCCCTCTGGAGATGCTATCGACTTAATCAATGTTGCGATTAACGCACAACAAGCAAAGAATGTCTTCTTTAAAGGTTTTAAATCAAAGATTGAGAGATCTCCATGGTTTGCTGGAAAGTATTATGCAAAGGCTGACTCTGTTGAGTTTGATAAATCTATTACAGTTTACTCTGGTCACTCAGAAAGAGAATCACATGAGGGTTTAAACTTGTTGCTTGCAGTGCTTGATGAGATTTCTGGTTTTGCATCTGAAGTAGGAACAGGAAACGAACAAGGAAAGACTGCTGATAATATTTACAAGGCTTTCCGTGGTTCAGTAGACTCTCGTTTTCCTGATCTTGGCAAGGTTGTTTTGCTTTCATTTCCAAGATACCCAGGTGACTTTATTTCAGAAAAGTATGAAGACGTTGTTGCTGAAAAAGAAGTTATAGAGCGAACACACAAGTTTATAATTAATCCACTGCTTCCAGAAGATAGTCCAGATAACTCTTTTGAAATTTCGTGGGATGAAGATCAAATCATTTCATACAAGTATCCTGGAGTGTTTGCATTAAAGAGACCGACATGGGAAGTAAACCCCACACGCAAAATCGATGACTTTATGATTGCATTTATGACAGACCTTGGGGATGCTATGATGCGCTTTGCGTGTGTCCCAACCTTTGCTTCTGATGCATTCTTTAAGCAGGCAGACAAGGTAAGAGCCTGTATGACATTAAGAAACCCAGTAGACAACTTTAGAAGGTTTGATGATGCCTTTAAGCCAGATCCAACAAAAAAATATTATGTTCATGCTGACCTTGCACAGAAGCACGATAAGTGTGCTGTAGCAATTGCACATGTAGAAAAATGGGTAAACATACAAGTCATTAACAACTACGAACAAGTAGCACCAATTGTAGTAGTAGATGCAGTAGCCTGGTGGGAACCAAAGGTAGAAGGCCCAGTTAATCTTTCAGAAGTTAAGCAATGGATTCAAAACCTTAGAAGAATAGGGTTTGATATTGGCATGGTTTCATTTGACCGTTGGCAATCATTTGATATTCAAAATGAATTAAAGCAGGTTGGAATGAAGACTGATACTGTTTCTGTTGCTAAGAAGCACTATGAGGATATGGCTATGCTTGTATATGAGGAAAGGCTTGCTATGCCTGCAATTGATTTATTATTTGATGAACTAACACAGTTAAAGATAATGAAAAATGATAGAGTTGACCACCCACGCAAAAAGTCAAAGGACTTGGCTGATGCTGTGTGTGGAGCAATATTTGGGGCAATATCACATACTCCAAAAAATATAGACACTGAAGTAGAGGTTCATACCTTTAAAGACAGACCAAAGACTCCAGAAGAGCAATTTGACCTGGATAGTCGTAATGTGATACAATATAAACCTAGCCAAATAGAAGAGATAAAAGACTATTTGGACAGACTAAAAACACTATAACAATAAGGAGAAATACCGAATGAATTCATTCAAGAAAATCGCACTAGCCGTGGTTGCAGCCATGACTTTGGGCATGGTCGCAGTAGCACCTGCAAATGCTACAGTAATGACAGTAGCGGTAACGCTAGATGGAACAGCAAATACAACTAATGGTGTAATTGCTACCCCTGCCACATTGCCAGTACCAGCAGATAACACAATCGATGCAGCAGATGCACTACGCTTTGTAGCAACAGTAGCAGCAGGAACATCAGTTTCTGCAGTAGCAACAAATGCAACAATCGTATCAGCATTGCATACATCAGCAGCACCAGTCGGAGCATCGTCAGGATCATCATCTTTGACAATTGCAACAGGAACTGGAACAACTGCAACATTCTTTGTCTACACAAAGACTACAGCAATCGGTACCGTTGTAATCAACAATGGTGGAACAACTCTTACATACTATGTACAGGGTACTGCTGGCAAGATCAACAACCTAACAGTTTCAGCACCTTCAGCAGGCGCAGCAGGAACTAAGCAGGACATCGTTGTAACTGCAACAGATGCATTTGGAAACAAGGTATCTGGTAAGTCAATTACAGCAACCGTATTTGCTTCAACAGCAGTTATGGATACAGCAACAGTAACAACTGGTGCTACGCTAACAGATTTTGGAACAGCAACCTTTAAGGCAACTCTTCCAACAACAGGAACACGCTCACTTATTACATTTGCTCCAACAACATCAACAGATGCTGTTGCAGGTGCAGTAGTAGGTTTGACTGCTCCAACACTTGCACCTTTCGCAGAGATTGCAGTTCGTGATCTAGTATCAGAACTTGCTGCTGAGAAGGCTGCAAAGGATGCAGCACTTGCTGCTAAGGCTATTTCAGATGCTGCAGTTGTAAAGGCTAACGCTGATGCTGCTGCTGCACTAGCAACAGAGAAGGCAGCATCTGCTGCTGCTCTTGCTGCTGAGAAGGCTGCTTCTGCTAAGGCACTTGCTGATGCAAAGACTGCTTCAGATGCAGTTGTCCTTGCTAAGGATGCAACTATCGCTAAGTTAACAGCAGATAATGCTGCTGCACTTAAGTCAATTAAGGATGCCTTCAATTCACTTGCAAAGAAGTGGAATGCAAAGAATCCAAAGGCTAAGGTTACTTACGTCAAGTAATTAGTCCAACATTTAAGGGGTTACCAATTACGGTAGCCCCTTTTTTGTGGAATAAAATGGTATAATCATCCTATCAGACATCAGTCTGCAAGGGGGAAAGGTAAATTAAAAGACTAATACGCATACTAGCAGCCACACTTTTAGCATTCGGATGGCTTATTATCTCCCCAGAAGGTGCCCACTCTGACGATCCACTCACAGTTGCAGCCCAAGAAATACAGGAACTTAACGATAGCGTAGACGATCTTGGCTACCAAGATGATTTTATAGATCTTATAGATATAGCAGAAAACAAGTTCGCCTATGCCAAAAATGCGATGGAACTTAGGGATGATTCCTACGATGCTCATGAGGATGCAGTAGAAGCAGAAGCCACAGCCTTAGAAGCAAAGAACCTTGCTCAGTCAAATGTGGATGGTCAGACAGCCACAGTAGCCTTGGCCCTTGAACATAAAGACAACGCCCTTGAAGAAAAGAATGATGCTCAAGATGCACTAAGCATAGCCAATATTAATGTTCAAACCACTCAATCAAGTATACAGAGTGCTGGAGTAACAGGTTTGTCATATACAGTTTATCACCTAACTAGAACATTCCCTGGCATAGCAACTCCAAGTGGAGTTATCTGTTCTGGTACTTGGAACTCAAACTCTATGCAACTTCCAGTTTGTGGTAATAGATATGAAAATTTTGTAGTTAAATTTACTGGACAGATAACAGTTCCAGAATGGTTCACATCAACAAAATTTGCAGGTTACACAGATGATGGATTCAAGATGTATATTGACGGACAACTTGCTATTGATAATTGGCAAGAGCAGGGAACAGAGTGGAGCCCATATTCACCAACCTATGATGTTACAACAGATAAGACTTTTAATGTAGAAATCTGGTGGTATAACGGGGGAGGGCCAGGTTCCTATCATCTTGGCTGGGCTATACCTGGTGGATGGACTGGGGCAGGATGTGATTATGCTGGAAACCCAAGAGTCTGGGGACAAAATTTTAGTTGTAATCTTAATACATTTTCTTCTGGATCAGGACCAACTCAATCACAAATAAATGCTTACAATGATGCTGTTGCAGCACAGGCTATAGCACAAACAAATTATAATAATAAGTTAGCAGTATACAATGACAAACTAAGCGTATACAACTCTGAGAATGCAACACTGTCATCAATGAATCAGGTTTTGCAAACTAAGACACAGGAACATCTTGATGCCGTTGCAGATACAGAAGATGCTTTAGAGTTAAAGAATAGCAAAATACAAATATATAATCAATCAATAACTGATTTAAATAATGCTATTAATGATGCTTGGGATTATTATTATGAGCAACTACAAAGAGAAATTCAATCTGCTATTGCTCAAGCAGCAGCCAACGCTGCAGCCAATCAGCCTACTCCAGAACCCACACCAGAACCTTCTCCAGAACCGACTGAAGAGCCAACTGAAGAGCCAACTGAAGAACCTACACCAGAGCCATCCCCAGACCCAACAGATGAACCAACTGAAGAACCTACCCCAGAGCCTTCTCCAGAGCCTACGGTGGACCCTACAGACCAGCCAACTCCTGAACCTACCCCAGAGGAACCACCAACTCCTGAACCTACCCCAGAACCAACTGAAAAGCCTGCTCCTGAACCATCTCCAGAACCTGGACCAGATCCAAAGCCAGAAGAGAACCCTTGGAATGAACCAGATGTAGAAATTACTGATGAAGTATTAGCAGCACTTGTTCCTGAAAAAGGAACGGGAACTTCAGAAGATTTATCTGGAGTTATTGCTAACCTTACAAGCAAGGATAACAAGTTAGTTATTCTTTCTGCTGAACAAATTACAGCAGTTAGCCAAACACTAAGAGCCTTGACTCAAGAAGCAAAGGCTGAAGTTGCACAAGACTTGGGTATTAAGCCCTCAGAAGTTGCACAGATTGCTGAGCAAATGAAGTCTAACCCAGCACTTGCAGAAGCGTTTGTTGAGTTCTCAGATAGAGCAGGGGATGCAGGAGAAACTCCAATGCCCTTTACATTAGCAGATGCAGTAACAGAAGTACAAACAGAAGCATTCTTGGCAGACCCACTTGGAGCAGTATTTGAAGTGGATGTTACAGAACTCCTATCTAATTTCTCTGAGTTAGGTATGGATATGACAGACGATCAGAGAGAAAAGGCCCAAGAAGTCATTATCCCAGTAATCATTGTTTCACAGATTGCAAACGTAATGATTGGGATGAGGAGGTAATATGAAAATAATCAAAAAGGTTGTGAAGGGATTCTTCACATGGCTAAAAGATGCAGGGGTGGAAGTAATCGCACAAGCCTTTACTCTCCTTGGCTTCTTCATCGCATGGCTAACTTTGACGGGATCAGCAAGAGACATTGTTGGTATTGCAGTACTTGCAACCACAGTAATCTGGCTTATCACAATCCCGCTAAGAAAGGAGGACTAAATATGGCAACTAAAAAGGTAGTAGAGCCTCCTAAGAAGGAGCACCCACAAAAGGCAATCACTAATATCTTGATGAGAATCGTAGCAGTCTTTGCAGCATCTGGTCTATCAGTACTTGGTGCTGGAGCAGTGGTTGGAATTGACACAATGCAGGCAGTATTCTTAGCAGGACTATTAGGCGTAGCAACAGTCATTGAAAGACTGGCAAGGGCTTTTTTGGACGATGGAAAACTCACATTGGCAGAGATCAATGATGCGTTTAAGACGGTAGACAAAAAGGCTAATTAGTCATTATTG